CGGCGCGCGAGACTTCTGGCGCTGGCTGGCGTCGTGGGCGGCCTCCGTGCGGACGCCCTCGGACATCGGCTACCCCGATGACGGCTACGCCCTGCCGCCGCTGGAGGTCGCACACCACAGCGTCGGCTACGTCGAGGTGCCCCCGAGCGACGGGCGCCTGTTCGCGCCGGCTGATGTCAGCGCCACGCAGATGCACGAGACGTTGCGCGCGTCCTCGCCGGCACGGGCGGCGCAGGCGGCGACGCTCATCGCGGCCGAGCCTGATGAGGCGTGGCTCGTGTGGGTGAACTCCGACTATGACGCCGACGCGATGCTGGCCGTCATCCCTGACCTCGTGGACGTGCGCGGGTCGATGTCGCAGCCGGCGAAGACAGACGCGCTGCTCGGCTTCGCGGACGGCCGCATCAAGCGCCTGATGACGAAGCCGTCGCTGGCCGGGTTCGGCATGAACTGGCAGCACTGCGCCCGCGTCATCTACGGCGGCCTGTCGTTCAGCTACGAGCAGTATTACCAGGCGCTCAGACGGACGTGGCGATTCGGGCAGGCACGGCCTGTCCACGTCCACGTCCTGTGCTCCGACAACGAGTGGCCGATTCTGCGCCGGCTGAGTGAGAAGGCCGAGCAGCACGAGACGCTCAAGGCCTCGATGGTGAGCGAGTCCAAGCACGCGCTGCAAGCGGAACTGCGACAGGAGACACGATTGGTGCAGACCACGGGCGTTCAGGAGAAGGCCACCGGTATCGGGTGGGAACTGTGGCGCGGGGACTCCGTGCAGGCCATCGAGGAGGTGCCCGACAACACCATCGGCCTGACGGTGTGCTCGCCGCCGTTCTCCAACCTCTACGTCTACTCGGACGCCCTAGAGGACATGGGCAACAGCCGCGACCACGAGGAGTTCTTCGAGCACTTCCGCTTCCTCGCACGCGGGCTCCTGCGCGCCACGATTCCGGGTCGCATTGCCGCCATGCACTGCAAGGACTTGCCGCGATACAAGGGCCGCGACGGCGCCGCGGGGCTCTACGACTTCCCCGGCGACATGATTCGGATGTTCGAGTCAGAGGGCTGGCAGTTCCACTCGCGCGTGACCATCTGGAAAGACCCCGTCATCGAGATGCAGCGCACGAAGAACCACGGCCTGCTCTACAAGCAGCTCCGCAAGGACTCCAGCGCGTCCAGGCAGGGCATGGCCGATTACGTCATCGCATTCCGCAAGTGCGGCGACGAGGAGTACCCGGAGCCCGTGACGCACACGCGCGAGGACTTCCCGCTCGACCAGTGGCAGAAGTGGGCCTCGCCCGTCTGGGATGACATCCAGCAGACGCGCGTCCTCCAGTATCAGCAGGGCAAGGACGACGCCGACGAGCGCCACATCTGTCCGCTGCAGCTCGAGGTCATCGAGCGGTGCGTGGCCCTGTGGAGCAACCGCGGCGACCTCGTGTTCTCCCCGTTCGCTGGCATCGGGTCAGAAGGCCACGAGGCCGTCCGTATGGGGCGCCGGTTCCTGGGCGTGGAGTTGAAGCCGTCGTACTTCGGGATGGCGCAGCGCCACTTGAAGCAGGCCGAGCGGGCAGGGTCACAGACGTCCCTGTTCGCCGATGTCGAGGCCGCAGGCTAGCCGCAAGGCGAGAGGCAGTCTAGATGTGAGGCATGTTACACTGAACGGTGAAAGGCCGACGCGCGACACGCCGGCCTTCCCCCTGACGTCTCTTGCGATGGAGGTCGCGATGAGCGCTGAACCGAATTCTACTACACCCGATGTGACCTTCGACGCGCTGGAGTCCCAGCGTGCGTGAGCAGCCCTGGATGCCGTTCTACTGGCGCGACTGGGCCACCTCCACGCGCACGCTGTCTGCCGCCGCGAAGGGCTGCTACATCGACCTGCTCGCGCATGCCTGGGGCGCTGGCAGCGTGCCCCTCGACAGCGAGGAGCGCCGCCGCATTACGGGCGTGGACCGCGCCGAGTGGCGTCGCGTGTGGCCGCAGCTTGAGCCCCGCTGGATGGAGAAGGACGGGGCGCTCGTGAACCGTCGTCAGGAGGAGGTGCGAGAGAAGCAGGCGCTGGCATCGAAGGCCGGCAAAGCCTCAGCGGAGGCCCGCGCGGCGGCGGCCGGGACGGCGCAGCCAACCACTTTCCGTTCGAACGGAATCCCGAACGGAACGCCGAACGACGCCCGAACGGAATGTCAGCAAGTGCCCGAACCCATCAGAGTACAGAGTACAGATAACAGAAAGAGAAGATCCCCCCTACCCCCCAAGGGGGCGTGGAAGAACGACCCGCAGTTCGTCCGGTTCTACAGGGCGTATCCGAATCAGGTCAGCCCCGGCGTGGCGTACCGGGCATGGCTTCGCATCCAGCCCGATGAGGCGCTGGTAGAGCAGATGCTGTCTGCCATCGCGTGGCAGTCGACTCAGCCGAATTGGCTGCGCGACGAAGGCCAGTGGATTCCGCATCCGTCGACGTGGCTGAACGCCGAAGGCTGGGAGAACACGCGGCCAGAGGCCGACGCGCTGCCGTTGGCCCCGTACGCCCCGACCGCCGTGGAGACCGACTGGTGAGCGCCCCGGCCGTCATCCCGCACAACCTCGACATGGAGCGGGCGCTGCTCGGCGCCTTGCTACGCCGGTCGGACCTCATCGCCGAGGTGCGCGACGTCGTGACGCCGGAGGACTTCTGGCGGTCTGGGCACGCCACGCTCTACCGGCGCATGTTGCAGGTCGCTGCGGCCGGCAGCGTGATTGACCTCGTGACGTTGGCGCCCTTGCTCGAACGCCACCAGGAGATGGAGGAGGTCGGCGGGCTGGCGTACGTCTCCCGCCTCTCCGACGACGCGCCACGGGCCGCGAACGCCGCGCACTACGCCGAGGGCGTCAAGGGCTACGCCGTGCGCCGGGAGTGCCTGCGCGTGGCCGCGCAGCTCGCTGCCGACGCGCAGGAGGCCGACGACGTGACGCAGGCGACGGCGGCGGCGGAGGCCGCACTGCGGGCGTTGCAGTCGGGCCGAGCCGACACCAGCAAGAGCGCCGAGGAAGCGGTGGAGGGCGCCCTCGCGCTGCTCGAACGCTACCAGTCGGCCGACGAGAGCGGAGTCACGGGCGTGCCGTCAGGACTCCCGAACCTTGACCGCATGCTCGGCGGCTGGCAGCCCGGCAGCCTCAACATCATCGCCGCCCGCCCATCGGTCGGGAAGACGGCCTTTATGGGGCAGGTCTGCGCCTACGCCGCCGTGCGCCGGCAGGTGCCGACGCTGGTCGTCACCCTCGAACAGGACGCCGATGCGCTGGCGCTGCGGATGGCCTCCAACCGCGCCCGCGTCAACGCAGACGGCGCACGCCGGCATGCGCTCGGCGACGCCGACCTGCTGCGCCTGAACGATGCGTGCCGGGAGATTCGCGCGGCCCCGTTGCGCTTCCAGCCGGCCCGCGGGTGGCGCATGAGCGACATCCGTCGCGTGGCCCGCCAGTGGCATGCGCGTGGCGCGTGTGAGCTGCTCGCCATCGACTACCTGGGCCTCGTGGCGCCGGAAGTGGAGCGCAGCAAGGGCGAGACGCGGGAGCGGCAGGTCGCGCTCCAGACTGCCCTCGCCCGCGACATCGCCACGGAGTTGCGTATCCCGGCGCTGCTGCTGTGCCAGTTGAGCCGCGAATACGAAAAGGACCAGCCAAAGGGCACCACGCGGCAGAAGCCGGAGCCACGCAAGCCGCGCCTGTCGGACTTGCGGGAGTCGGGCGCCATCGAGCAGGACGCGGATGTCGTGCTGTTCGTCCATCGCCCGTACGTGCGGCCGAACGACGAAGAGGAGCGCATTCGCGAGGGGCAGACCGAACTGCTCGTGCGGAAGAACCGCAACGGGGCGTTCGGCGACATCCAGGCACGGTTCCACGGGGCGTGGCTCCGGTTCGAGGAGACGACAGCATGAGCCACGGGGATGACGGTCAACGGGCCGCTGGTGCGGTTCGAGGGGGTGTGACGATGGGGATGATACCAACGCATCGAGAGGCGCTGGAGGCTGAGAACGAATCCCTCCGCGCCGAGCGGGACCGGCTGGCTGAACGAATTCGCATCGACCACGAGCGGATGCTGCAG